CTCAATGTATTGACCCCTTTGGTTTGAATTTGTTTATGTCGATTACCGTGGCCGAGTTATCCAACTCATCCATAAGAGCATCGTCAGCAGTAAAGACGATCTCGGTTTCCCCCACAGAATGAATGCTATCATCGAACGCAGAGATGTTACGGACGATCTCGCCTATCGCAATGATCTGCTGTTCTTGACTGCTCATTAGGCCAAAGATCCCCGCAACGAGGCTCTTAAACGTGTCCTCTATGTCGGGATCCATGTTGTCAGGGAATTCCCACCCAAAGCGTAAATCTATTCCTTCTTCTTCTTCACTTGGCGTTAACTCAATGAACGCACCTATAAATTTATCCGTCATTTTGTTTCTCGAAGTTTACTAAGTAAATTTAATGAACGCTTTCGGGGCTTTTCTTTAAGCCACGCATCAGGGATCTCTTTCGCCGCGAACATAAACCCGTTCTTCTCACACCAGTCAGCGTAGCTAGTCTTGCTACCCTTACGGAGCTTTCCTTTAGGGTTGTTGAACACAAAACGGAGGTCTAGATCGGCTCCGTACTGATCCCGAATGTAGATATGCTTTTTGCGATCATCTGAGGTAAATTGGCCCTTACTTTCGATCACAACCCCGTTAGGTAAAACGTAGTCGGGGGTGTAATGTCGGTTGTGGACAGGCACGGTAAAAGGGATGCGGAAGGGCTCGTACTCAGCCTCTACCCCAGCCTTTTTAAGTTGTGTGCCAATGTCCTCTTCCAGACCAGAGCGGTAGCCGTTGGCAATAGCACGGCGTCGTATATTCCTGAACGTCATCAGTCTTCGTACTCCGCGTACCAATGGTAACGAGGGTTCTGAGCTTTACTGTGCGTCTGGGGTCTATACTTAGCTTCGGGCCAACAAGTATTAGTGTACGAACAAAACGTACAGTTCATAGCTAGTCTTTTGTTGGGGGTGAGTTGCTTACGGAAGTACTCGTCTTGGGGTTTAAAGCATTTCTCGAAAGGAGCGTCAGTAGCGATCAGGTTTACGTTCTTACTAATCTTATCGCGGATCTTATCTTTATCCGCCCCAGTAAATTCAGCTTCTACTATCTGTATTTCACCAGTTGATTTGTTAAGGACGATCCAGCCGCCGGGCTCTAGCCCAGAAGCATCACTGTAACCTAATAGCTGGGGTACATAACCAAAGGCGTCATCTTTCGCTACGCCTTCCCAACCCTGACTCCACTTATGCTCATAGGCCCACGGGCTAGAGGACTTAGTGTCATAGACTTTGTTGTCTATCTCAACGTCGTTCTCACCGAGTATCGTAGTGTCGCCTACGTCGAGCTTAACCTTCTCCTTGCCACCTGTAATGTTTATCTTGGCTAGTTTAAGGTAAAACTCAACGAGAACCTCGGTCGCATCACCCAACATAAATCTAACGATATTATTGTAGGGGTTCTTTGACTTAGGGGTTCCTGCCTTCTCGCGCTGGAGTTGGCATAGGGGACGTCCCACATTCGACATGCGAATGCGGAACTTAGATTCCCGAGGCTTCATCTGTTTCCGAAGAGTGTCTTTAAACATCTCTCCAGCTTCTTCTATCCAACTTTCCTCATACGGAACAGTCTCTCCATTGGAGAGCTTGTCCAGCATCATATGCAGTTGGTTTTCAAGTATATTAAGAGACATAACGTACCTCGGTTTGGGTTAAGGTACGACTACGCTTCGTCTGCTAAATCATCTTCTAGGTCGCCTGATACCGAGGCAAGCGCATCAATAGCATCACCGGATAGCTGACTGTTATGCAGAGCCTTCTCGTGAGAAGCTTGGATCTTCTCATTCTCGCTCTTGACCATGTCATGCATAACCTTGACAGTTTCAAAAACCTGATCGTCCATAGCCATTGCATTGACCAAATCGGGCTCAAAGCTCATGATCCACCAGATGTTACCACCACTGCCTTTAGTCTTAGTAGCGCCGACTTTAAGGGAGTACTCATGCATCTTACGACCACGGGGTAGCTTCTTCAGAAACTCGTCTTCAAACGGGTTAAAGTTACTGCCCTTGAGCATTAAGATAACAGGCTGGTTTTCTACTTTTACAGTATCACCATCGGCATTCTTACCTTCATAAGAAACAATACCACGAACCTGACGGAAGCATTTAATGTCGCTATAACGCTTCTGCTCTTCCTTACCCAACTCACGAAGTACGTTGCTGGTGGGCTTACCACAGCGTGTAGTTCCGTTCTGATCACGGGCTTCTTGGCGAAGCTGTGGGATCATTAGGGTTTTGTTCTTTACCTTGTTCTCTTCAGGATCGTAATGGATCCACTGAAACAACTGGCTTAGGGGGCGAAAGTTCACAGATTTTGCGAACACGGGATCATCAGAGGTACCTTTAACAAAGAACTGACCGCGTGGTAGGTCTTGTCCTTGGGCATTCTCTTCTTGATAATTAATTTTCAGTTCAGGTAGTCGGTCAGCAGAAGCATTAGAAGAACCCCCGCCCATACCCATAGCGGCGGCAATTTCCAACTGTTCACTTTTACTAACGGTAGTAAGTTCATTCATAGATTTCTCCAGTAGTTACATTAACAATGTATTTAATTAAGAGTTTATAGATTACATTAGTTATGGGCACTAGTCAAACTCAATCTCGACTTGATCCATCCAATTTGCGCCCTGTGTAATCTCAATATCGAGGGGTAAAAGAAGCTCGTAACCGTACCTCTCAAGGACTTCTTCAGCCAAGCCACCCATTGCCCATCTCAGGGCTTCTATGACCCGAGCATCCTCATCTGGGTGGACATCAACCACGATTGAATCGTGTACGGTAAGGATAAGCCTCGACTTAAACTTCTCTTGGTTGAACCGTTTGAACGCCCGAACACACGAGATCACAACGAGGTCGGCTGTGGCGAATGACTGGCATGGGTAGTTAACAATAGCGGTCGCGTTGGTGACCCTGCCGTTGCCCAGTCTACGCACGTTAGGGAAGTAGAACTCCCGACCACTAGGGATCGTCACAAGGCCGTCTTTGAGTACGCCGTCCATCAGCTTACGGTGCCAGACAGCTAGGCCTTTGTAGATGTTAAAGTACTCTTTGAAGTAGGCTTGGATGTGTGGTGGCTCATTGGCACCCATGCCACCATAGAGTGGTGCGAACGTGTAGGGCTTAGCGTTTTGGCGCATGGTCTTATCAACGTCCTCTACAGGGCACTGGTTAATAATTGACGCAGTCTGTTTGTGTACATCTTTGCCTGTCTGGATATCTTCAATGATCTGAGGATCCCGGGACAGTTCACCCGCAACACGAAACTCTAGACCACTAAAGTCAGCTTCCATAATAGTGCCGCCCTCAAAGCGAGAGTGTACGGCTTTGCGTACAGGAAACTTATGGCCCTTGGGAATGTTCTGGAAGTTGGGGTTGCTGGATGACAGTCTGCCTGTCCTAGTTATACACTGGTTAAACTGGGCATGTAGCAGTCCATCTGCCCGAGTGGCTTTCTGTATGTTCTTAATAAAGGAGTCTAGGTAAGTGCTTAAAGCATTCAACCGAGACGTCTTCGTCAGGAACTCAACAGCCTTCAAGTTATCCTTGGCGTAGGCCTGTGCTATCAGCTTGCCTATAGTAACCTTGTCCGTCTTAAATCCGTTGATGCTGGCATCTGAGGCTTGAGTAGGGATCAGCTTTAGTCCTGCCACCTGTCCTGTCTCGGTCAAAGCAAAGCCACGCCCGTCACACAAGGGGCACTTGGACAGGTTCTTGTACAGGTCACCATCCACCTTACGCTTCTGGAATCTACCATTGCCGCCACAAGGCTCACAGTGGTGGGCTACGGTCTTCATGACTCGGCGGGTAGACTTCCTAACCGTGTTAGCAAACTGGCTGGCATTCATGCGTGGGGGTGGGAGAGGCTTACCTCTGGCGTTCAGGCCGATATTGAAAGCATTCTTATGGTAGTTGCGATCATTTACTCTGCGCGAATAAACCACGGCAGTCATGTCTACGCCGCTGTTTAAGTTGATAGGCGTATCACCCATCACATCCCCGACGATAGCATCCAGATCCTTTTCTATCTGGGCCTTCTCTTCCTCAAACTGTTTCTTTACGTCGCCCAGAGTATCTCTATCAATCGCGATACCATTGCGCTCTAGCTCAACGAGAAACAGCAACATCTCATTCATCAAAGTGTAGGTGGGCAGGAGACCTTTGTTTGAGTCTTTTAACAGGTCTTTTTGCTGGGCTATGTAGATCTCAGCAGTGGATAGAACATCGGCATCCGCGTACTCAACCACGGTAGCCAGTGGCATGGAATCAAACCCAATGCCTGACTTAAACAGCCCATCGACTAGCTCGGACTTCTTGCGTGTAACATCTCGGCGTTCTGCCGTTGCCTTGAGAGATAACTCTTGGCGCTGTCCCCGAGCAAGTATGTACTCGCCTATCATCGTGCAGTACACCTGTTCGGGTATACTGAAACCAGACTCTAGAAGGTAGGACACATCGAATTTAGCATTGTGGCATACGATTAACTCCGCCCGACTAAGGTCATGCTTCATGGCATCACTGCTATCGGCGTCTAGGCCCTTCTTTTCGTCGTGGTAGAAGATTGCGTGTTGTGCATCATGCAACACCCCGTCCTCTAACATCCGCCAATGCGACGAGACTATTTTATTCTTTGGGTTGTAAGGGCTGTTATCCTTACTCTTGTCCTCACCAAACTGAACTGTGGTTTCTAAGTCCAATATAATTACTACGCTCACATTATTCCCCTTTAAATTTTGTTTCCATTAGTTGTTTCCAAAATGTCTCAATCGGGAACAATTTATCGTGTTCCATCATGAGCCTCTCCCCGTAGCCAAAGTCTTGGGCCACACATTCTTCTTTGAAAGTTTTACGGTTCACCCAGCCGTTGACCCGCATCACGTTGGTGTCTTCCGTCCGACCTACCAGCACAGCTATCTGCGCCCGGAACTTCGGGACTGTGTCGAACACCAAAGGGCCGTACTCACTGTTGGTGAACTTCACATCGATTGAAGTGTCGCCACTCCAGAGATCCACACCACCATCCGACACTACGTTTATTGTGGGTGGGGTAAGATCCAGTAGACGGGCCACAACAAACTCTGCCTTGAACCCGTATATGTTGGCCTCTACGCGGGACTGGCTTTCATTCTCCAGTCGAGGCTTAAAGCCCTGCATCTCACATAGCTTGACGGTATCCGCCCCAAGTATCTTTGAAGCATGGGCGTCCTGCTTCGATAGTCGTAAGAGCATGCTCACTCCACATACCGGCTAATGTCCGGCTGAATGTTGCAAATAACTGTACCGTGCCAACCAGACAGTTTGTTCTTGCTGACCGTTAGGTAGCGAGAGGTATCGGGCTCAGAGTCATCAACGTCTCCTGCCTCGTGCTTTCCAATACCGATACAAAGATCTAACTCGGCCATCTTACCGATCTTAGAACCTTCCATATCGAACCCCGATAAACGGGTACGCCCTTTGGCATCGTTACTGGCTTGGCTGACGGCTAATACGGCACAATCAAATTTCTTAGCTGTCTCACGCAGTCTGCGATACAACTCACGCAACCGCTCATGGCCCGCATTGAAGTTACCACCGATGTTAACTTTATCGGCTTGGTCAATGATAAGGACGTCAGGCTTCTCTCTTTCAACGTAGGCTTCGATCTTATTCAGATCCCAGTCCATCACCTCGTTCATGTCGAACAGGTCTTCGATGTCCGTGAACTTCTGCCTAGCCTTCTGTGGGTTTGCGACTATCTGCTCCCGAGTAAGTCCAGCGTGTGCTTGCATAGCCCGAAGCATAGTACGACCAGTGTCTTCCTCATTACCGAGGTAGATT